CCAACTTTTACGCCAACCCGGCCAAGACCGACCCCGGCGAAACCCTGGCTGCACTCACCCGCCACCTGCAACAAGTGGCCTATCACCAAGCCAACGTGGTGCAGCACGCTACGCCTGAACTGGACTTTTCAGCATGATGAATATTGACGACATCACCTACGCCCTGGCCAAACAAGTGCCAGATATCACCGGCCGCGGCTGCACCATAGCCACCAGCTACGGTGACATTGTGATTCCATCCGGGCGCACCGCCGACCACCTGGCCGCCTGCCTGACCCGCTTGCTGCAGTGCGAGCTGCTGGCCGCTGACAAACGCGCGGCACATGCGCAGGGGGCAAGCCATGTGCTTTAACGACATGAGCTACACAGACTGCAAGCTGCTATTTGTCCGTATGGCATCGGTCATTGCCAAGGCCAATAACGCCCAAGAGCTTTCGGCCCTGTTCCTCGCTGATACACAAGCGTCGTACCACACGTTTGATGCCACTGCATACCCCACCATCATGGCCAATGTGGTTGACCGCATTGGCATGCTGCTTTTTAACGAGATGGACGACCCCGAAGAGGAGGCCATGGCATGAGCACCCAAGATGACAACAAGGGGGCCATGCTGGTGCTTAACCTGCTTGAAGCGTTAACTGACTTTGCCGCCAACGGTGCCCGCAATACTGACCTGGCCGAGCTGGTCAAAACCAGTGCCGCAAACATCACCCGCACCATGGCCACGCTCATTGCCAAAGGCTGGGCGCGCAAAAGTGAGAACGGGCGCTTTTACCCCACCCCGGCCTTTACCCAGCTCACCTTTCGGGTGCTGGCTGACTTTGACCGGCTAGAGACCCAGGTGGCCGACAAAAAGCGCGCTATGACTGGCTACTAAACCCAACCCTTTTCCATCAACCCAACCCACCTAAAAAACCATGGCACGCACCAAAGACACTATTCAAACCCCAGCCACGTCACTTACCCTGTTGCCCGAGCGGGTAGCAGAAATTGAGGCCGCCCAAGACGCCTCCGTGGCATTGCAAAACGATGTCGAAACCCTGGCCGCCCAGTTGGGCTATGAAGGCCACCTGAGCGTGGGCACGCTGGAGGACGAGATTCGCTTCTTTCAGCGCCGCACCGTGGAGGCCCTGCTGGAAACCGGCAAGCGCCTGCTGATACTTAAGAAGATAACCCCGCATGGTGAATTTGCATCCCGCGTGGAACTGCTTGGATTCGCATATCAAACCGCAAATCGCTTTATGCAGGCTGCTCAAAAAACAAGCAAATCTCTCAAATTGAGAGGTTTGGCTGAACAGGCTAAGAACGGCAGCGCCTACCTCGAACTGATCACCCACGACGACGATGTGATTGACAACCTGGCCGAGCTGGACAACTTTGACCGCATGAGCGCCAGCCAGTTGCGCGCTGCTGCCCGTGACTTGGTGGCTGAAAAAGAAGCCACCGACAAGCTGCTGGAAACCAAAAACAAGCAGATCGACAAACTCAGCCGCCACATTGCCAAGGCCACGCCAGACGAGGTATTGCTGGAACTGCAAAAAGAAACCAACAAGTTCACCAACGACGCGCTGGGCTGCGTGCAAGGCCAGTTGCGCCAGGCCTTTTTTGCCCTCAAAAACCATGCCGACGGCAGCGGCGACCACACCCTGTTCATGGCCGGGCTGTTAGGCCAGGTGCAGGCCGAGGTAGCTGCGCTGCGCTATGAGTTCAACCTGCCCGACATCAGCAACGCCGTAGACCAAGAGCTGGCCGCTGAAGTGGCCCAGTGGGCACCCGCCAACCTTTAAACCGCACTGCCATGGCCCTCAACCCCGCCACTGTGGCGCGCCTGGTGCAGTTGGCACAAGCCACTGCCCAAGCCCCACGCGGCCAAAAGCAGGCGCTTTACGCGGCTGCCTGTGCCGAGCTGGGGGTCAGCCTGCCCACTGTCCACCGTTACCTGGAACAAGTCACCGTGAAACCCACCCGCAAACAACGCAGCGATGCTGGAGAAGTGCAGCTCATTCGCGACGATGCCAAAGCCATCAGCGCCTTGCTCACCACCAGTGCCCGCAAAACCGGCAAGCGCCTCATGAGCATTGGCCAGGCGGTAGACATCCTGATCGCCAATGGCGAGATCAACCCCTTTGTGCTGGACGCTGAAACTGGTGAGCTGACTCGCCTGAGCGACTCAGCCATCGCCCGCGCCTTGCGCGCCTATGGCATGCACCCCGACCAGCTCAACCGGCCCACCCCGGCGGTAGAGCTCAAAAGCCTGCACCCCAACCACGTGTGGCAAATAGATGCCAGCATCTGCGTGCTGTACTACCTGGCTACCACCAACCCCAAAGAGGCTGGCCTGCAGGTGATGGACCGCACCCAGTTCTACAAAAACAAGCCCGCCAACCTCAAACGCATTGAGGCCGATCGGGTTTGGAGCTACGAGGTGACCGACCACTACAGCGGTGCCATCTTTGTGCACTACGTGATGGGGGCCGAGAGTGGCACCAACCTGGCCGAGAGTTTTATAGCCGCCATTCAAAAGCGCCAAAACGACCCGCTGCACGGCGTGCCCTTTATCTTGATGATGGACATGGGCAGTGCCAACACCAGCGGCCTGTTTGGCAACCTGACGCGCCGCCTGCAGGTGCAAACCATCGCCCACAGCGCAGGCAATGCGCGGGCCACCGGTCAGGTTGAAAAAGCCCGCGACATCATTGAGCGCAGTTTTGAGAGCAGCCTGCGCCTGCAACCCGTAGCCAACTTGGTGCAGCTCAACGCCTGTGCCCAGCGCTGGGCTTGCTGGTTCAATGCCAACAAGCTGCACAGCCGCCACGGCAAGGCGCGCTTTGACGTGTGGCTGACCATTGCCCCCGAGCAGTTGCGCATAGCTCCCAGCGCCGAGCTGTGCTTTGAGCTGCTCAGTGAAAAGGTGGAAACCCGCGTGGTCAGCGTCAACAAGACGGTGTCTTTCAAGGGCGGCACCTACTGCGTGGCCGAGGTGCCCGGCGTGATGATTGGCGAAAAGCTGCAAGTCACCGTCAACCCCTATGTGACCAACGCCGCGCAGGTGCTGCTTAAAGATGCCAACGGGCACGAGCTGCTGCACAGCATCCCGTTGCTGGCCAAAGATGAAGCCGGGTTCTTGGAGCGCGCCAACGTGATTGGTGAAGACTTTGCCAAGCCTACCGACACCCAGCTTGATGCCAACCGCAAAGAAGTGCAGCGCTTTGCCTATGACGCGACTACCGATGAAGAGGCCGAAGCCAAACGCAAGGCCGGTGTCATTCCCCTGGGCAGCCGCATTGACCCCTACAAAGTGATTGCCCAGGCCCCGGTGCGCAGCTTTATGCCCAAGCAGGGAACCGACTTGGTAACCACTGTCACCACCACCAGCACCCCGCAAGCCGTGCGCTGCTTAACCCAGTTCGAGGCCGCCCAAGCCCTGCGCGTGATGGGCATGACGCTGAATGCCGAGCTGGTAGCCACCCTCAAACACCAGTACCCAGGCGGTGTGCCTGAAGACCAGTTGGACGCGCTGCAAGCCCGCTTAACCGTGCGCAGTGGCCTGCGGGTGGTGAACGGGGGAGCGCTATGAGTCGCCCCAGCAAAATTACCCCGGCCATGGTTCGGGCGGTGTTTTCCAGCAATGGCCGGTTCACCAATAACGAATTGGCCGTGCAGCTCAACATCGGCAAACGCACCGTGCAAGCCATCCGCTCAGGCACTTTAGCCATGGATGAGGCCTGTCAAAAGGTTTGGCACAAGGCCCTCGCATCTGCCAATGGGTGCAGAAACCGTGCAGTAACCCGCACAAGCCCGCCAAATGACCCGCTGGCTACGGTTGCCCCAATTGCCCCCAAAAACAGCGCCACGGCCCTTAAATCCGTTCGCGCCAAAAAGTTGGCCCCAGAGTGCTTGCAACACGCTGAGGCCATTCCCGTGAGTCCCGAAACCGTAACCGAACCCGAAACTGTAAAGGAAGACCCGATGTTACTTGTCAATGCAGGCCTCAAGCCTGAAACCCGTGCGCACTTCAAGCTGCCACGCAACCCCTTTGTGGACGACGTGCAGAGCCCTGACGACGTTTTTCAGACCCCCAGCGTGCGCTACATTCGCGCCGCCCTCACTGACTGTGCCCTGCACCATGGCTTTATGGCGGTGGTGGGTGAAAGTGGTGCGGGTAAATCCACCCTGGCCGAAGACCTGGCCGAGCGCATACGCATTGACGGGCGCAACATTGTGCTGATCAAGCCTTACGTGCTGGCCATGGAGGGCAATGACGAGCGCGGCAAAACCCTCAAGAGCAGCCAAATTGCCGAATCTATTGCGGTCGCGCTGGACCCCAGCGTGCGCCTGCGCGCCACCTCAGAGGCGCGCTTTCGCCAGCTCCACACGCTGCTGATGAATAGCCGCCGCAGTGGCCAGCGCCACCTGTTGGTCATTGAAGAGGCGCATTGCCTGCCCCTGGCCACGCTGAAACACCTGAAACGCTTTTTGGAGCTCAAAGACGGCATGCAGCGCCTGCTGGGTGTGGCGTTGATTGGCCAGCCCGAACTGCGCGAGCGCCTGAGCGGCCATAACGCCGAGGTGCGCGAGGTGGCCCAACGCTGCGAGCTGGTGGAGCTCGAACCCTTGGACGCTGAGCTGGAAGGCTACCTGCAGCACAAGTTTGCAAGGTTTGACCTGAAGCTGTCCGACGTGTTTACGCCCGACGCCTTTGATGCCATGCGCGCCCGCCTGATTCACCGCCCCCGGGGTGGCAAGCCGTCTGATGCACGCAGCCTGTGCTTTCCGCTGGTAGTCAATAACCTGGTGTGCCGCGCCATGAATGCCGCTGCCGCCGCCCACTGGCCTCAAGTTGATTCCCAAGTGATTGCGGGGTGCTAAGCCATGAAAACATTCTCAGTCCGTATCACCCTGGCTGACGGCACCGTGCTGCTGCGCCTGGTATCAGCCAGCAGTGCAGAAGACCTGTTCAGCCAAATGCAAACCATCGCCAAACAGTACCCCACCTACGTGCGCTCAGAAGGCAGCCTGATCAAGGAGGCTGCATGAAAACCTGTGACGAACTCGGCGTCTGCAATGGCCGCCACTGCACCGACGTGGCCGCCTGCCCCGACTATGACCTGATCGCCTGCAACAGCGGCCCCTGTTACCCCGTGGGCGCGGCCCCACGCTGCCCGCACAGCCCGCTACCTGCCCATGGCCCTGCCAGCACCGACCTGCAGGGCGACAGCTTTGAGTGCGAGGTGGCCTGTGCCCCTGAGCCTGCCCGCCCCACCTACCCCTTTGCGCCTGGCACCATTGAAGGCCCGCACCTGCCCATAAGTTACCTGGACGAAGCCGACAGCGCTGGCCCGCTGGCCTGGCGCGACTGGGTCTGGCTGGTGGGCCTGCTGCTGCTGGGCGTGTTTTTGCTGGGCTACCTGGTGGAGCGGCTGGCATGAGCCGCCCCTGCGCCACGCTGCCTGGCAACAAGACCGCCAGCGTCAACCAGGCCATCGTCAACTACATCCACAAGCAAGGGCGCTGCAGCTTTGCCGAACTGCTTGACATCTTTGGCCCGGTTGATGCGGGCGAGCGGGCCCAGAAAACTTTCAGAAACCGGCTGCAAGAGCTGGTGCGCCAGGGCGACATCACCCGGCACGGGCGCATCGGCCGGGGCAGTTGCCGGGCAGACCTGCACTACACCCCCCCACCGGGGTGGCAAAACCCAAGCAGCCCCGCGCCACTGCGCACCCCCAGCGCCAGTTATGACGCCATGCACGCCCCGGTCTACGTGCCCCCACCCAGCCCAGCCCTGCGCGCAGGCAGCCTGGACTACCAGCGTTATGCCAGCCATGGCGCTTGCTGCTGATTCTTACTGTCATTGCGTCCCCGGATCAAGTCCGGGGTTTCAGCACCCGCAATCCATGCCCCTGTGGTTACTGTCATTGCGGGCCACGACCCGCAATCCATGCCCCTGTGATTTTTGCAACTGTCTTTCACCTGGAGAAACTACCATGACAACCCCCATCCCCCCCGGCTACTGGCTTGATGCCCATGACAACCTGATTCCTGAGAGCAAGGTCAAGCCCATTGACCAACTGCGCCACCAGGTGGTCACTGACCTGTGCCGCATGGCTGAGCTGCAAGCCGCCGAGCTGGGTAAGTTCAAAGTCAGCGCCATGATGGAAGTGGCCAGCTTTTGCGCCCTGAGCCTGGACCAATACGGTGTGCGCACCGGCGGCGAAAAGGGAAACATCACCCTGGTCAGTTTTGACGGCCGCTACAAACTGGTGCGCCAAATGCAGGACAAGATTGTCTTTGGCGAGCAGCTCATGGCCGCCAAGGCGCTGATTGACGAATGCGTGCACCTGTGGGCCGCCGGGGCCAGCGACAACATCAAGGTGCTGGTGAACCACGCCTTTCAGGCGGACAAAGAAGGCAAGATCAACACCGCCCGCGTGCTGGGCCTGCGCCGCCTGGACATCAAAGACGACAAGTGGCTTAGCGCCATGCAAGCCATTGCCGACAGCATGCAAACCGCCAGCACCAAGCCCTATATCCGCTTTTACAAACGCAATGCGCTGACGCTGGAGTATGTGCCGATCGTGTTGGATGTGGCGGGGGCTTGATGGTGACCATGGCCACAGCCCCACGCCAATCCCACCTGGTGGACAGCCAGATGGCGGCACGTCCGCTTGACCGCAATGTTGTGCCGAACCGCGCCATTGCCGCCTTGTTTTGCCGCGCCGACAGCATTTACAAGACAATGCCGGGGGTGGACGTGTGGACCGCTGACCGCAACGCGCTGGCCTGGCCAGGAGGTGCACCGGTGGTTGCGCACCCGCCATGCCGGACATGGGGAACGCTAGCGCACCTGTTTGAGCACCCGCCCGGCGAGCGCGATCTTGCGCCCTGGGCGGTTGAGCAGGTGCGCCGCTGGGGCGGAGTGCTAGAGCACCCTGCAAAGTCTCGGTTGTGGCCGGAACTTGGTTTGCCGCAGCTTGGTAATCGGGATGAGTTCGGCGGCTGGACGCTGGCAATTCACCAACACGACTTCGGGCACCTGGCGCAGAAGAAGACCCGCCTATACATCGTTGGCTGTTCTCCGCTGGACGTGCCGACGCTGCCGATTGCATTGGGCCAGCCGACGCATGTGATTTCACAGAACCGCACGCTGCCAGGTGGCGGGAGGCTACGCAAGGGAATGCCGGGCTGGCGGCCGGACTGCACAGAGGCTGAACAAGAGCACACGCCGCCCGCCCTGGCTTCATGGCTGGTGGAAGTAGCGCGGCGGTGTTCTGTGCGGCACAACATTCCCGGCGACACCGCACCACTGATGACCTGCACGCCTGGTGCTGGCTGGGTGGACTGGGCGACGAGGTTCAAATGAAACCCGCCACACGCCAATCCCACCTGGCCGCCATCCATATGGCGCAAAAGGCGCTGGGGCTGTCTGCTGACGATGCCACCTTTGTCAAGATGCAAGTCACGGGTGTGGCCAGCAGTGCCGCCATGACCGCCGGGCAGCGTGCCCGGTACCTGGCGCATTTGAGCAGCTTGCAGCAAAACGCCGGCCTGATTGCCCCCCGCCCCCAACAGCGCCCCCCGCTGTACCGCACGGTGGATGACGACCAGGACGCACGCTGGCTCAAAGCCCGTGCGCTGTGGCACGCCCTGGCCACGGCCGGTGTGGTGCGCACCAACACCGACGCGGCCTTGGCAGCCTATGTGAAGCGCCAGACCAAGCTGGATGCTTGGCGCTTTTTGAACGGCTACCAGGTCAACACCGTGATTGAGGCGCTTAAAAAATGGTGTGTACGCAGTGGCGTGCCCACCGAACCCGAAACACCTGCAAAGGACCCTACCCATGGATGACAAAGCCCTTCTGGCAATACTGCATGCCCAGCTTGATGATGCCTACCCTGATAACCTGCGCATGGTGGCCGAGTGGCTGTATGTGCAACTGGTTGAAGATGATCAGGTGGCAGACACCCCCATGGAGCCCGCGCGTCTGCAGGCGCTGGCCCTGTTGGCACTGCGCCAGACCGAGCGGCTCAGCGCCGAGCTGGGGGGTATGAACTTTTACCTGGCCAAAGGCATGCGCTACCGCGCCAGTGTTCGCGATCGCGAGATGTTTGGCCGCTTCACTGGCCGCAACTACGACGAGCTGGCCCGCGCCTACAGCCTCACACCCATGCGCGTGCGCCAGATCATTGCGGCCATGATGGCCGAAGAGATAGCACGCCGCCAGGGCAAGCTGGACCTTTAGGTGCTGCGCCACACAAAAAACTAAAGCGCTTTAGTTATTCCCCCAGGCCAAGCCGCGCGACAGTCGCGGCATGCCACAAACAAACCCCTCTTTACCGCTACAGATTTTCAAGCCCGGCACGCATACCGCCATGAGCGGGCAGGCCTTGAGCTTTAGCGAGTCTGACCTGCAGGCCACGGTGGCCGCCTACAACCCCACCAAGCACGAAGCCCCGCTGGTGGTGGGCCACCCGGTGCATGACACACCCGCCTATGGCTGGGTCAGTGCCCTAAGCTATAACGACGGCGGCATTGATGCCACACCCGCACAAGTCAACGCTGACTTTGCCGAGATGGTAGCCGCCGGTAGCTTCAAGAAGATCAGCGCCAGTTTCTATGCGCCCAACAGCCCCAGCAACCCGGTACCCGGCGTGTACTACCTGCGCCACGTGGGTTTTTTGGGCGGTGCAGCCCCAGCGGTGAAGGGTATGCGCGCGCCGGCGTTTGCAGATACCGAAGAGGGCGTAGTCACCTTTAGCGAGTGGGACGACGAGACCAACGCCGCCCTGTGGCGCAACCTGCGCGAGCACCTGATTGGCACCGTGGGCCAGGACAAGGCCGACGCAGTCATACCCGGCCACATGGTGGCCGCGCTGGAGCAAGGCGCACAAGACGAAATCAAAGAGGCCGCTGCTGAAGCTGTCATTGCGTCCCCGGATCAAGTCCGGGGTTTCAGCACCCGGCAATCCATGACCCCTACCTCCCAATTTACCGACCCCCCACTGAAGGAGACCACTGTGACCCCAGAAGAGAAAGCTGCCCTTGAGGCAGAAAACACAAAGCTGAAAGCCGAGCTGGCCGCCAACAAGGCCGCGCAAATTCATGCTGCCAACGTGGCCTTTTGCGAGGGCCAGGCCGGTGTGTTGCCCGCCTGGCGCGCTGTGGCGGTGGCCACCCTGGACCACCTGGCCGCGCAGCCCGAAGTGGTTGAGTTTGGCGAGGGCGAGGCCAAAGCCCCGCTGGCTGACCAGCTCAAGGCCATGCTGGCCGCCTTGCCCGCTGCGGTGCAGTTTGGCGAGGCCGCCACCAAGGCCCGCGCGGCAGGTACGGTTGACACCAGCGCCAGTTTTGCCGCCCCGCAGGGCTTTACCGCTGACCGCGCCGCCCTGGAGCAACACGCCCGGGCAGTGGCCTGGCAACAGGCGCATGGGGGCACGTTCAAAGACGCGGCGCTGGCCGTGTCGGCCTGAGCATTTACCTAACCATTTTTTAACCCGGAGCTTTTACCCATGAGCAATCAATCTATCTCTATCCTGGTGCTGTCCGTGCTGGCCAGCACCGCCGTGGCGGCCAACCGCTTTGTTAACGCCGTGGGGGCCCAAGTGGGCGCTGACGGCTACACCCTGGGCGTAGCCCGCACCCCTGCTGCCATTGGCGAGCAAATTACCGTGGATGTGCAAGGCACCGCCGTGGTGGTGGCCGGTGCCGCCTTTGCCAAGGGGGCCACCCTGAAGGTAGACGCCGCCGGGGCTGCCATTACCTGGGTGACCAGCGGTGCACGGGTGGCCGTGGCACTGGAGGCTGCCACCGCAGCCGGCCAGTTGGTGGAAGTGCTGCTGATTGATAACGCCGCCTGATTGAAGGCTGTCATTGCGGGCTCCGACCCGCAATCCATGAATCCTGGATTTTTGATTTTTTAGTAACTTTTTTGGAGCAACCAAATGGCACAACTCTCAGTCTCGCAAGCCCGGGTCATCGACCCCATTTTGAGCACCGTAGCCCAAGGCTACAAAAACAACGAAGCCGTGGGTGATGCGCTGTTTCCGTATGTGCCGGTAGGCCAGCGCGGGGGCAAGATCATTACCTTTGGCAAAGAAGACTTTGCCCTGTACAACACCGTGCGCACCCCCGGCAGCGCCACCAAGCGGGTGCAGTTTGGCTACGCCGGTGCCAGCTACGCGCTGGAAAGCCATGGCCTGGAAGCCCCGGTGCCCAATGAGCTGCTGGAAGAAGCCGCCGCCGTGCCCGGCATTAACCTGGCCAGCGGGGCGGTAGCCAAGGTGCAAAACATCATCAGCCTGCGCCTGGAGTATTTGCAGGCCCAGTTGGCCACCACCGCCGCCAACTACGCTGCCAGCAACAAGGTCACGCTGGCAGGCACCAGCCAGTGGAGCGACCTGACCACGGGTGTGAGCGACCCGGCCAAAGACATTGAGACCGCCAAAGAGGCGGTGCGCAAACAAGTGGGCCGCCGACCCAACACCGTGGTGCTTGGCCCGGCCGTGATGGCCATGCTGAAGATGCACCCCAAGATTTTGGACCGCATCAAGTACACCGGGCGCGATGTGCCCACTGAGGACTTGCTGGCCAGCCTGTGGGGTGTCAAGCGCGTGGTGGTGGGTGACATGGTTTACACCGACAACGCTGGTGTGGTGCAAGACGTGTGGGGCAAGTATGTGGTGGTGGCTTACACCGAAATTGGCAGCCTGGCCGAGTCGGGCGCGCCCACCTTTGGCTACACCTACCGCCTGACCGGCTACCCCATGGTGCGCACGCCCTACCAGGACGAAAACGCCAACAGTTGGATTTATCCGGTGGCCGATGAGGTGATGCCGGTGATTGCCGGTGCCTCTGCGGGCTACCTGATCAGTGGTGTGGTGGCTTAACCATGGCGACCAAGAAACCTACCCCCACAGTGGCCGAGCCCGAGGCCATGGTGCTGATTCGCGTGTTGACCCCAGTGCGCCATGACGGCCAAGACCTGGGCGAGGCCCAGGTGCTAGAGGTGAACGCCAGCGCTGCTGACGAACTCGTGGCCGCTGGCCTGGCTGAGATGGTGCGCAACGACCCGGCTGAATTGAGCCTGGCTTAACGCCTGACCCGCCATGACCTACGCCACCCAGGCTGACCTGACTGACCGCTTTGGCGCCACCGAGCTGGCCCAGCGCACCGACCGCACCAATGGCACCACCATTGACACGGTGGTGCTGGGCCGTGCGCTGGCTGATGCCGACAGCGAGATTGATGGTTACCTGGCCACGCGTTACACCCTGCCATTGGCCAGCACCCCGCCGGTGCTGAACCGCCTGGCCTGCGACATGGCGCGCTACCGCTTGTATGACGATGGTGTGCCCGAGACAGTGCGCGTGCGCTACCAGGACGCGGTCAGCCTGCTTAAACGCATGGCCAGTGGTGAAGTGCAGTTGGGCGGCATTACCCCGGTGGCTGTAGCGGGTGGCAGCGGCAATGCCGTGGCTACGCGAACTGAATCAAAACAGTTCGATGCTCTAGCACTAAGTAGCTACTAGCCATGGACTTGAGCCTGATTACCGCCCGCTTGAAAGGGCAGCTCACTGCCCTGCGCAGTGTGGGCCAAAGCGCTGAGCTGGAGCTTGCAGGCGACGCGGTAGTGGCCCTGCCAGCGGCGTTTGTGTTGCCCCTGTCTGATGCGGCCAGTGATTTGGGTATGACGGGCACCACGTATCAGCGCGTGGTGCAGCAGTTCAGCGTGATCCTGGTGCTAAGCAACCGCCGCGATGCCCAAGGCGGCGCTGCCCTGAATGACTTGCACACCTACCGCCTGGCTTTGCGTGCGGCATTGGTGGGCTATGTGCCCGATGCCACCACCGGCGAGCCGGTGATTTACACCGGCGGACGGCTGGTGAAGATGGACGGCGATGGCCGCCTGTGGTGGGCCGATGAATTTGAGTTAACCACCTTTTACTGGAGCGCCTGACCATGGCCACAAAAATACCCCCCCCGGATGTCATTGCGGCCGATAAGGCTGTCATTGCGTCCCCGGATGTCATTGCGGGCTACGACCCGCAATCCATG